GAAATGGTATTCCCCTGGATTCGAACGTTGGAATCAACGGGTCCTTGCGCCCAAACGTTGGAAAAATTGTCGTTTACTTTGTCAAACGCGGTGCGTAAGTTGTCGCCTTGCCCATCATTCGGAGCCGCGCCAATGTCAATAATCTGCTGGGTCATCTGCCTATTCCTTTTTACTATTTACCGGAAAAGGCAGTTTGGGAATATTGCTAGTAAGGGGAGAAGCTAGATCCGCATCCGCAAGTGGTGGTTGCGTTGGGGTTGTTGATTACAAAACTGGCGCCCATGGCATCGTCTTTGTAGTCTATTTCAGCACCTTGCAGGTAGCCCCAACTCATTGAATCTACCAAGATTTTTACGCTGTCGTACTCAAAGTCAAAGTCATCTTCGTTTTGTGCTTCATCTAAGGTGAAGCCATATTGCATGCCCGAACAGCCACCGCCTTGTACAAATACACGCAGTTTAAGATTGGGATTGTTTTCTTCGGCCAAAATGTCTTTGAGTTTTTCTACTGCTGAGTCTTTTACTTGCATGATTATCCTATCACTCCAATACGTTCATTTACGACTTCCCAGTTAATGATCTTCCAGAAGTTGTTGAGATAGGCTTCTTTGTCCCATTGATAATCCAGGGCCCAGGCATGTTCCCACCAATCAATAAGTAGGGCTATATCGGTGCGAACAGCATGATTCTTTATGGTCTTGATATCACCTGTGGTTGAAAGATATACCCAACCTGAACCTTGTATTTTCATTGCTGTTTCTTTCACAGCATCTTTGAAAGCATCAAAGTCCTTGAACTTTAGTTCAATGAGCTGTAGGCTGGAACCTCGGGGGCGGTTTGGGCTTTTAGGAGCCCTAAGCTGAGGGAAGAACATATTGTGTAAAAAACTGCCAGCACGATTAAAATCCGCATTGCCTTCTCCTGCATTGTAGCGTTTGGCATAGCCTTTGGCTAGATGTTCAAAATGATAATCTAGGGTTTTTTCGCTCATCACAGGATCAAGATCTTTGACGCCGTAGGGCAAGGGAGTGGTTTCCAGTTTAGCTGGACGTGTAGTAGCCTCAACAAGGCGTACCAATTCATACATTAGTTCTGATTCCATACTACTATTTACCGGCGTCGTGTGATACGCCCTTTGGTTATGTCGTAAGGGCTGAATTCTATTTCCACTCGGTCGCCCAGCAGTATTTTGATATTGTGCATACGCATTTTTCCTGAGATAATGCCCATGACTTCTTTTTCGACGTTGTCCACTTTGACGCGGAACATGGCATTTGGAAGTACGTCAGTGACTGTGCCTTCCATGCGGATTCCTTCTTCTTTAGCCAATTGAGAATTCAATCCTTTTTAGCCGGTCCCAGCGGAAACTGCGCCAGGCGTTTTGATCAATGTCCCAAATCTTGCAGACATCGTTGTTGACCTTGGGTGGCAAATGTGCTCGTTCCACCGGTACTGTGTTTTCTTTCATGATGTACTTAGCACCATGTTCTTCGCTGAGTGTGCAATTCATCACCCGAGTTTCTCCGTCGGCTTTGACAAATTCTACCAACACAGGGCCGTCCTGTAAGATACCCTTGATGAATTGACGAAATTCTTCTCGCTCAGGCTCAGCTGACTGTTCATAGTAGTTGCCTGGTTTGTCATTGAGGCGATTCCAGACTGATTGTTGTTCAAATGTCAAACTCATTGTTGCTCCGGTAAAATACGAGCAGACCATCCTGTGAGAAACAGAATACGATCTTGCTCTGTGTAAAATTTAAAATCCATGTAATTGGAATCCAATTCTGTGAGATAACGGTTGCCGGGTAATCCAAACACTTCGATCACAGACTCTAGGAATCCATCCCATAGTAAAATGGTGTCGCCATCTTGCCAATCAACTCTTGCTGGGTACAATGTCATCGTCTCATCTGTGAGATTGCTACAGCTTCGTCATCTGAAAAGATGGGCACAGCATTGGACTTGTGCATGGTACCAATGCCCTTGACCTTGGTACCTGTGTAGACTTTTTCTGCGGGCTTTACACAAGGTCCACCTGTGAAAGGCAAACTGTTGATCACCGGAGTTTCTCTACGAAAAATAGAGGGTGTGGGTTTCCATGTGTCTGCAGTCATGGCTCGACGCTGACGTTTCTTTTCCTGTTCAACACCGTGGCGCTTGAGCATTTCTTTCCAGGATTCATCTAACTGTTCTGCCTTGCGTTTGGCTTCAGCCGATGCCCATTTTTTAGGGCCTTTTTTCTTACCAGTAGTTGAAAGCCAAGGACCTTCAAGATGCATGGTCATTGATAACTCCAAAGTGTTTGCATTCTAGTATTATAAGCGATCGTGAATTACTGGTCAACCACGATCCAAAAGCTGTCTTTTGGGCAGTACCTTGGCCCAATTATCAGCATCGGGCAAAGCTGGTTCTTTTTTGGTAATATTGCTCCATACTTCGCTGAGTTCTCGATTGATCTCAATAAACTCTTGTTGACCTGCAGGAACATCGGCGTCGGAGTAGATAGCATTTACAGGGCATTCTGGAACACACACAGCACAGTCAATGCACTCGTTGGGATCTATGACTAGAAAGTTTGGTCCTGCTTTGAAACAGTCCACTGGACAAACGTCAACACAATCTGTGTACCTGCATCGAACGCAGGCTTCGGTTACAACATAAGTCATATTATTCCTTGGGCATGGTGCAAACCGGAATGGCCTGCATTTTGTGTAAATTGCGAGAGCGAAGTTCTCGATAACGTTTCATCTTGGCACGATCTTTGGGAGCAGGGTCAAACCCAGCTTCATCTAACTGCATCATAACTTCTAGTTCAGGATAAGTCATGCCCAGCTGATCTTCGTCAGTACGACCATCTGCCCAGAGTCCATCCGTGGGTGCGGCTGCGACAATCTCTGGTAGGACTCCTAGTTCGCGACCCATGGCCCAGACATCGGTCTTTAGGCAATCCCCAATGGGGCTAATATCCACACCGCCATCACCATACTTGGTAAAGAATCCCACCCCAAAATCTTCCACCCGGTTGCCAGTACCTACTACAATACCTGAATTGGCCTGGGCCAGTTGATACAGTGTTGCCATGCGTAACCTAGCTCGGCTGTTGGCATAGGCCAGTTCATCACTAAACACACGAGTTGCTGTTTCAAATTGTTCGAATGTGGGTGTGAGATCAATGATAAAATGATCAGCATGCTCAAAGTTATTGACCAACCATTGACCGTGTTTGACACTGAGATCATGTGTGTGTTCACTCTGACGGATAGGCATGCTTACTGCTATGGTATACAATCCGGTACGGGCACACAGAGTAGATACCACTGCTGAATCAATACCGCCTGACACCCCCACTATCAATGTGTTAATTTTGGCACTCTTGGCATAGGCCTTGATCCATCGTGTGATGTGATTGATCTGTTGTTTTGATGTCATTTGATTTCCGGTGGGGGCATTTTTTTCAATGTGTTCCACATGTCACTTTGTTCTTGTAGTTTCTTTTCCAGCTCACGATACTGCTTGCCCAGCTCACGTAGTTGATCCCATTCGGCTTCTAGTTCCTTGTTGGGAGTCAATATGTTGAGACGCTCTTCAATGCGGTGGAGCATGGTCATCAAACTTTCACCGTTGACTTCAATGTCAGCATTGGGACCTTGCAGAGTGATCTTGCCTGATGGCGGTTCACTGAGATTAGCCCAGGTAAGGCCACTGGTACCATTGGTTGTGTACACTTGTGGCGATGCCAACGAAATATTACTGAGATTGCCATTTGTTATTCCACTGCTAATAGTAATGCTGGCACTGGGCACTGCTCCGTAACCAGGATCCAGTGTGTATGTTGTTTGGCCCAAATCTAAACTACTTAGAGTTATGGTGTCAGTTGTGGCATCATCTAAGTTGTAGATGTTGATGTCTTCTTTCGTAAAGTCCATGTTCCGTCCTTGTTATCAACCCAGTCGAGTTCATCACCGGGCTTCCATCCTAGATGTTCGCAAAGTTCGTTACCTAAGTCCAACAGCATTTCACCTGGGTGATCAGGATCTTCTACTATGGTTGTAATCCAACTGTATCTAGTCATAGCCTTCTTTGGCAGGTAAAACTGTCAGTGTAGTATCGAAAGGCTCCGGCATATTTGCAATCCAGGATTACATTTTGTCCCTTCATGTGCCATCCAATGGAATATCCAATGACCAACATGGCCAAAATCAAAAGCAATTTAGGCGATGCCTTGGTCATCTTTTCCTTGATTGCTTTCCACTCTTCAGGAGTAAACATACCCCACATTATCGTCTATCCCCAATGAGTTGTAGCAACGAAACAAAGATATTGATAAAGTTAATGTAGAGACTCAGTGCCGCAAACCACTGCATGCGGCCAACTTCTGATTCACCAGCTTCCCAGAACATGTCGCGGATGCGATTCATGTCATAGGCAGTAAGGCCCAGGAAGATCAAGATTGTGAGTACATTCAATGCCATCTGCAATGCTGTGGATGCTACAAAGATATTGATGATGCCCACAACCAACAATCCAATCACACCAGCAAACAAGAATGGTCCCCAGCCTGAAATATCACGCTTGGTAAAATATCCCCAACCCGCCAAGGCGCCAAAGCTCACTGTGGTACCAATCAAGGCCTGTGCAATTGATGCTGAAGTGTACACAGCAAAGATCATGCTAAGGCTTAATCCCATGGCACCTGCAAAAGCAAAATACCATGCTTTGATGGCACCCTCGGAAAGGCTGTCACCTTTCCAGGCCAAGTACAAACTCATGACCAGAGGTGCAAAGATAATAACATATCCCAGGATACCTGAAAATAGCACAGGCACTAGACCTAGACTGTTGACAATTCCTGCAATGATCAGTGTGGCCAATATGCCAACGGACATACGTCCGAGCACACCAGCAATGGCTGTGTTAAGACTAGAAGCGGCTGATAATGTGTTCATTGACTATCTCCTTACTTGGCCGCAAGAGCTTCTTTTTCTGCTGTGATTTCTTTGCGGCGCTCTTTGATGGCCTTGCTCATTTCTTGTAGAGCTTTACGGGCACGAGCTGCCGCGGCTTTGACACCTTTGCCTGTGAACTTTTCGTTCTCGGCGATGTATGTTTCGAATGCTGTTTTAATTGCGTCATGGTTAGACATTTGATTCTCCTTTGGTAAATTGTTCTCGCAAGGCGTTTTGGCGACGCACACAATCATGCATCTGTTGCATCACGGCCTGGCGATCTGGTGCTGTGGTCAATTGTTGATTCAATGAGCGATACTCATCAATCAATATTTTAATTTGAGCATTAAATTCGTTTTGGTCCATTTAGACACTCCTTGTGATAATGCTATTATGTATGAATCTCAAGAGTTTGTCAAGCGGTTTTACCACCAACCCACTGCACGTCCATATCCAAATACATTGACACAGGCAAAATATGCTGTGAGTAACAGTGGCCACATGAGTTCTCTGCGCCAATACGCATACACTCCTGCTATACTGCCCACAAAGAAGCCTGGGTAGATCCAGGCCATGTCGGGATTTTGAGCAGTGAATGCCAAGGTAAGACTGGCACCCACAGTGAACACAAAGCTCACAAGGTCAAACCAAAAAGCAGTGCGATCAGAGTGAAAACTGGCACTCCAGAAATCTTTTATTTTTTGCAAAATTATATTATCTCAATGTGGCGTCGGTTCCAACAGTCCCAAAC